AACAACGCATAAGGCAACTTCCATCGTTTGATACGGCGTCCGTTCTTGGAATAGTCTGTCCACTCCTCGCCATCGAGTACACGCCATACAGTAGAAAGCATTTGTCCAGACTCCACAATCATCTTGACAACATGCTTGTCACACATCTGTCTGGCCGCTTCTTTTGGGTCTTCATCAAGTACAAAAATATTCACTGTGATAAACTCTCCATGTATAAATCTTTAATCAACTTTTTCATTCTGCCTTTGTCCTCGACTTCTTCCATAGCATCGATTTCATTATTGATTAGTGTAACAGTATCTTGTGCCAAGTCAAGTAAATCTTCTTCATCTGTAGAAACATCGTGATTGTCCTCAATGGTCGTAATCTTAGATACGCCGGCCTCGTACAGTTTTTCCATAAACCTATCGAATGAGTATGGATTCTTTCTGCTATGAATCACGACACGCACAAATGCATCCTTGTATTCACTGTAGTCTGCCTGTAACAATTCTGTAGGTACTGCATCGGCATCGTCGTAATCGATGGCATAAAACATCCTGTGTGGATTTTCTATAAATTCAATTTCTCTTGTGTCCGTGTCGAACACATGGAATCCCTTTGGTTCATATAGGTCAGCAAATGTAATCTGGTACTGCGTACCCATGTAGTAGATATTGCCTCTTTCCTGTCTACAATGAAAGTGACCAGAAAGAACCTTCTCGTACCGAGAAAACAAAGAAGGAGACATGCCGTTGCCTGAAATTGGTTTAAACTTTACCCCACGAAGAACTTCATAACCATCTAGTTCTAAGTGTCCAATCAGAATAGGTGCGGCGGCCGTGCGAATAAACTCAAGAGATTCTTCTTCGTTTTCTTTGTTTACCCACGGCAGAAGTGCAATATCTAAACCATCGAAGTTTACTACCGTAGGGGATTCGTATATGTTGATGTCGTGGGAAAACAATTCTTTGACAGAATTAATTTCGTTTGTGTTTCGGTAATAGACATCGTGGTTGCCAAGAATACAATGGAAGTCAATGTTCTTGTCTGCAATAACATCCATGAATTGTTTTCGTACCTGATTTAGAATACTGAAGTTGACAAACTTCCTTCTGTCCATCAAATCGCCAGCATGAATGACAGTTTTGATGTTGTTCTTGTCCATGTAAGGAAAGAACACATCATCAAAGAACTTCATAAAGTAATCAAAGAATAACTGACTGTCACCTCTTGCACCGAAGTGAGTATCATTCAATATAGCAATCTTCATTATTTATCCGTATCCCAATTTTCCAAGTTAAGCACATTCTTGGCAGGAGGAGTCTTTTCTTTCTTTACTGACTTATCCTTTTCTGCTAACTCCTTGATGTCTTTTTCGTTGATACCCAAGGCATCAGCGTAAACATCTGGAGTCTTCTTCTCATCTAACTTATTCTGTTCGATGTAGTCTTTCTCATGTTCATTGAAGAAACCAATTGCAAAGGTTCCGTCGAAATCCATATCACGCAACTTCTTGTACTTGATATAGTTCTCTTTCTTTTCCTTCTGAATTCTTCGGATGAATGCATAGTAGATTATCTGTGTGAAGTATGAAAACGGATTCTTGGATTTATCTGGGTCGAAGTTGTAGCAGTACAGCATACAGTTCTCCACACCATCACCAATCATGTCATCCTTGTACGGATAGTTCATGAAGTTTGGTCTTCGTACTAAGTTTTCAGCAATCTTAAGAAAACACTCGCCAATATACTCCGTAATAGGAGGAGGTGGTTCGTCACTTTCTTTTGCTTCCAACCAAAGTTTCTTCCACTCACACATGGCGGTAAAGAATTCTTCGTTGTTTATATAATGGTTATCATTGCTCATGTAATTTCCTTTCACATACTATAACATCTGTTCAATCAAATGCAAGAAAATTATTCAAAGATATCGTCAATATTCCAATCTTGCCATCTGTTGCCAGGGCCCCACTCTTCTGGGTCTTCTTCGTCGAGTTGTTCGGGCATTTCTTGCTCGAACTCTTCTTCCTCTTCCATTATGGGTGGGTTCCAATCAAGGCCCATCATTTCAAGTAACTGTTTAATGGCATCATTTGGTAACATCAAAGCAGAAAAGTTTTCGGGGCCGGATGGAGGTTCTTCTTCATCACCTTCAACATCCAATCCCATTTGCTCTGCAATTTCTCTTACCTTTCGTTGCTTCTCCAAGAAGTTGAGAAAGGCCTGCTGTTCTTCTTTCTTCTTGGCAATAAATCTAAGTTGAGGATTGTCCTCAAAAATCTTTTCTCTATCGTACAGTTCAACTGTGGAATTTGTGGGAGTTAAGACGCTAACAATAAAGTTAGTTGGAATTTCCACATATTGGTCTGTACTGTAATCGTTGTACCGCCTAACCACTACCTTGTCTTCTCCCCCCATACCAAAGTCGTTAAACATCGTAATCGTTTTTAAGGACATTGGTCGGTCGAGAATTACAGAACCCTTGTCTTTCATGACGGTTCTGATTTTCGTGATAATGCTTTCGCCGCTTTTCAGTTTTAGAATTTTATACTCGGACATACTACACTCCCTTATCCTTTATGTGTATAATTTTATAGTTGAAATTTTCGTTTGAATACATTTTCACCCTTGCTTGGTGGTGCTTAAGTGTGTGATTCTTCCAAGTCTTCCAACTAAGGTCATCTGCAATGTCAAAAAGTATCGCTTTCTCCTTATATTTAGACAAACGCAATTGTCTACCGATGCTCTGCATGACTCTAATCCTACTTTTAGAGGGGGATGCAAAAATAATATTGTGAAGTCGTTTGATTGAAATACCAGTACTGAATGTTCCATATGATGCAACAATGATGGCATTTTCTTTATCTTCCATAATCCTTCTGATATTTTCTCTGTCTTCTGCTTCTGTGCCACCGTGAACAAAGAAAACATCATCTCGGTCCTTCTTCAACATTTCGTAAAGAACTTTACCGTGCTTCTCTACGAACTGAAACAGGACAAGAGTATTGCCTTTGACCTGTTGTGCCAACTTTGATATAAAATCATTTCGTTCCTGATTGGTGACTAACCATTCCATTTCGTCTTGGTACTTGCACCGTGCCATCTCTTTCTTCTCTTCGTCTGTGTAGGACAAGACCAAGCACTTGATGTCTAGATTCGATAGCAGTTTCTTGTCAATCAATGCTTTCGTTGTTGTGAAGTTTACAACTGGACCAAACAGTCCTTCAATTACCAGTTTATGTACCTGAATATCATCGAGCGTTCCTGTAGTACCAATTCGGTACTTCGCATCTGTGAGTTTTGACATAATGGTTGTCAACGACTTTGCTTTATACAAGTGACACTCATCACCAAACACACCCTCGAAATCGTCGAAGTACTCTTTATCCATCTTGTAGATACTTTGCCAAGTTGAGATAACCACTCGCTTGTTTGTTTCTTTGTCTCTTCCGCCGTGAATACAATGACAATACTTAGAACAGTTCCATTTGTTTTCCGCAGAGTAGTCAACGAAGTCTGAGTACATCTGGTCTACAAGAGAAACTGTAGGGACGATTACCAAAATTTTCTTGTCTGGTGGCATCTTATCCAAGAAGTAACGAATGAGTGAATAGATGATGAAACTCTTACCAGAACCAGTAGGGGACAACAAAAGCATTCTGCCTTTGTTGATTGCAGAATGAACTGCATCTACTTGATGTTCGTGTGGTGTTACTCGTTCTCCGCCAACACATGGTTTCAGGAAGTCTTTCATGTACGACAGAACACTCTCTCTGCTGTGTGACTCTTCCTCTTTCTCAAATGTCTTGACTGTGTAGTTTCGGTCTGAAGCAAATTTGAGAACGTAATCATACAAACCCATGTACAGTTTTTGTGTGTACATGTTATACAGTTTTATTGTGCCATCCCACATCTTGTTCCTGTAAGATGGCATGTACTTATGATTTGGTACGGTGAATGTGAAATAGTCCGAAAGTTCTTTTGCTAAACTCCGTTCACATTCAATGGTCATATTCACTTCATCGTGTTTCTGTATTTCTAAGTCTGCCATTAATTCACACCATTTACAAATTTCCTCCACGCAATTGCATCTCGAATATGAAATTGCCGATTGTTAATCGCCTTGAGAATAGAAGTAAGGTATTCCAATTTTTGCTCTTGGTATACCTTTTTCGCTTTCATCTTGGCAAGTTCTGCATCAGATGAGAGATACTTTTCCAAATCCGTCTTTAGAATGTTTAACTGGAAAGGTTCCCATCCAAGTACATCTAACTCTTCCTGACTCATTTTGCCAGTATAGTATTCCCACTTCTTACGAAGCAAGTCATTATACTTAAACTCTACCGCAGAGAGTTCTAGTTTCTCGTCGGTAAAGATGTTCAAGTACTTATTATGTAATTGAGGAATGCGAAGAGACTCTAGGTCTAATTCTGCGCCATCAATCTCTAGGTCTTTGTTGACCATTTCTTTTAACTTTGACAAATCTATGCCCATAATATTCTCCTACGATTACTGTGAATTATACACTGAGTAATCTAGGAGGTCAAGTATAATCTCGAATATTGTAATGCGAGTAATTGAAAGTTGCCGAGGCAGTGACCGATTCTGGGTCCGATAGCGTAGAATCAAACTGAATAGATGTGATTCGCGTCGGGAATACTCTGAAGAAGTCCACAATAAGAGACGGAGTGTTGGCACTTGTAGTGATTACTAAAGATGCATCACAGAATCGTTCTGAATCTGCTAGAAGTGGAACCTTTTCACTTTGGACCAATCTAGTGTTTTCGTCGAATGATTGTTCTTCCATTGGTGCAAGGCCACGCATCCAAGTACTGATTTCTTTCCAGTTGCTCATATCTTCGTTTACAAGGAAGTTTACTTCAAATTCATCAAACTCAAACCGTGTGCCAGGTTGTGGTAAAGAAACACCTAGAGGAGTTTCAACCTGCGTTGCTGCCAAAGAAAGACCTGGAAGATTCACAGACTGACAGAAGTATACCACTTCATTGGTGCGCCATAAGATTAACCTAAACTGAGTAGGTTGTAGTGGATTGATTTGGTCTGGTTGTCGTTGTAAAACATTACTGATTTGTGCAGGAACAACTAACTTGTTCTCGTTGCTTTGTGGGGATGCCATAATATATCTCCTTTACTGACTGGTTGTGTAAGTATGTATAACAAAACAGCGGGGGTCCGAAGACCCCCGCTGAATTTATTTGCGAGATTAACCAGATTAATCTGAATCAGTTACCGTGAAGGTTATCAACTCGGAAGATTCTGTAGTACTGGTTAGTACGGGATGTTAGTGTCATCGCGTCAGGAGTGGTTCCACCGATTGCTGTTGTTACATATGGGTTTGAAACCATACCGTAACGAGTCTTGAAACCAATCTTGGGCTGGAAGGTGTTCTCACCAACCGCACGAACCATCTGGAGTGGAACGTATGGGCAGTAGAAGAGTCCAGCGTCGTATGGCGAAGCACCCTTGTACCCGACACAGCAGTGGTTAACACCACTTGCGGCGTATGGGTCAATGTAAACCTTAACTCGACCACCAGAGAGTGTACCGACGAATGTGTTGCCGGTGTCGTCTACTGTTAGACCAGGGTTGAAGGCAGGGGAGAAATCTAGGATACCACTCATTGAGAGAGCAGATGCAACGTCAGCGGATACGATGACGAAGTTACCCTTGCCGCGACGAGTTGTCTTGGCGATTTCGTTTGCTTCACGCTCGATTTGGAAGACTAGGCCGCGGAACTTCTCAGCACTCCATCGTCCGTCTGCATCAGCGTTAACGTCGTAGATACCACCACCAGCGGAGGAGTCAAGACCACCACCAGTACCAAGACCGGCAAGGTCTGCTTGCTGGGCACCGAGTCGTGCGACACGGTAGATGGAGCGAACGAGTTCGCGGTTGATTTCGGTGAGGATTTCGGTGCTAAGAATGTTAGCGAGTTCTGTCTCAGCGTCAAGTCCGTGAACTGCACGAAGGTCTTGTGCGAGTTCAGTTGTGTACTCTGCCTTGAGGGCGCGAGTCTTCGCTTCAACAGCAGTCTTCTCGATGCTGAATGCCATTTCGTTGAAGTCAGTGTTTCCTGTACCACCGAGGCCTTCGGCAGTCGTTGTGGACATACCCTTACCTTGGTCGAATGAACCAGAACCAGCGATATCAGCGGCAAAGATGTCGCTCATTGCGTCTGGGTTGCTGGAAGTGTCACCCGAGTACTCGGAATCTGCTTCGTCGTAGAGTGCTTCACCGGCGCGAGCAGAGTCGTCAGTGGTGTTGCTGTCAACGTAGTTGGCACGCATTGCGAAGATGAGTCCTGTAGGACCAGTCATTGGTTGAACACCAGCGACATCGTAAGCAATGAGGTTTGGCATAGAACGACGAACGAGCGAGATAAGTACGGGGTCGAATGCATCGATTCCACCGACTTGGGTGCTTGCGGCGTTCATGCCGTTGGTTGTGTTACCAAAACCAGAGTTAGCAATTCCGCTATACTCGGCAAGGAACTTTTCTTGGTTTTCGAGCAGAACTGTGGTACAAGTCTTGCGATAGTTGTCCTTGATTTCTGGTAAATCTGGGGACTCTACAAGTGGTTGCCACTTCTTTCTGGTCTCTTCTGTAATTAACTGTCTATTGTCCATCTTGGATACTCCTTTTATTTCTTAAGAAACAGTTTGGGTTGAAACTCGTAGTATGTATAAAAATTGATATTTCTATTAGGCCTTATTGCTCTTGACTGCGGCAGAAAGGTAACGTGCCATAACAGGGTCGATAGCGGGTGCTTCTTCTGCTTCTGGTTCGTTTGATTCTGTGACTACATCAGCATCGTCGGATACTGGTGCAGACTCAAAGTATGACTGCTTAAGAAGACCGAGTTTGGATTCGTACTGTTCAGCAGAATCGAACTCAAGTCCTTCAGCGAGTTCAGTCAACTTCTCTACGTCAGTCATAACCATATCGGCGGAAACCTTAGCAAAGATATTAGCACATGTTGATTCAAGAAGTTGTTTCTTGAGTGCAATGTTCTCTGCAAGAATTTCATTTGAAGACTCTTCAAGAGATTCCATCTTATCACTGAGAGCGTCAAATGCGTCTGCACGCTCTTCTGGAAGGTCGATATAGTTGTCAACAAGGAGGTCTCGTAGACCACGGATGAATGACTCAGTAATGTCGGTACGAAGACCGTTTTCAATTGCGATTTCATTTTCAGCGACCCACTCAGTAACGACATATGCGAGATAATCATTTACTGATTCAACTAAGGTCTCAACTCGCTCATTGGTTCCTTCTTCAATCTTCTCTTCGATGAGAGAGTTGATTTCGGCCTCAATGAGGTCTACTCGACGAGAAACTGCTCCCTCGAAGATGGCAGATGCCTTCTCCTTGAAATCTTCGCTGAGTTCTTCGCCGTCGAAAAGAGCATCCATATCTTCTTTCATGGATGGCTTTTCTACTTTAGCAGAAGCGGCAGATGCCTTTGCATCTGTTGACTTCTTGTTCTTCTTGTCCTTGCCTTCGGTTCCCTTATCAGTTTCGATTTTGGCACCTTTACCTTCAGCGTCTTTGTAGAGAGAGTCGAGGTCTTCGTCCTCTTCATGATATCCCTCTGCTACGTCTGCGTCGTGTACCATATCTACTTCTAAGGCATCCTCTGCAATTTGTTCGATTAGATGTTCATCTGACATTGGTGATGCTCCTTTTTTTGTAGTAAAACAACTAACTATGTATAAAAATTAAAGTTTTGAGATAAACTTTTTGAATGCGTTTAGTTTGGCCTCTGTTAGGTCTCTCGAAGATGCTTTTCTGATTTCTCGTTGCATCTCTTCAATTTGGCGTTCTTTAAGAATTCCGCCATCCCAGACCCATTCTCTACCTTCCATAATACCATTAACAAAAGCATCAGGAGCAGAAGGGTCTGCTACAATATCAACAGCGGCCAACATGAAGTCATCTTGAACTTCATTGTAATCGCCTTTTTGTTTCAAGGAACCCATGCCTCTAGATGACACACCTAACTTTGCGCCCTCATCCATGAGGTTCTTAACAATCTTCCCATATGGGGTTTCTAAAATCTTTGCACGACCAACAACGTCTGTACCTTTGGTTTCCAAACTTTCAATCAAGTGGGAAACTCTTTCAAGGTTAACTGTTGGACCATCTGGATGACCAAGTTCGCCCATTGCTCTTCGAGGTTCAACGAATGTTTTGTTGTATCGCTTGACTTCGTTTTCTAGAATCTTGCCAGGATACTTACGACCATTGCGGTTCTTTTTGTCCGCTTGCATGAAGATACCCTCAATGAAATAATTCTTCGAGGAACCATCTTCTTTGGCCTCTGATACTAATTGAACCTCATTAAATGTGGTTTCGGTAATTAGTTTCATTCGTCTTCTTCCTCATCTTTCTTCTTGCCCTTGCCCTTTTTCTTCGTATCTGCGGCGCGGGCGACGGGAACTTCTGTTTGGTCACTACCACGACCTCTCTGAACACCGGCAACGCCGCTTGGTTCAGTTCCGCGAACAGTAGATGTGTCTCGTCCAGAGGAAGTCTTACCTGAGTAGGGACTTCGGGTGGGAGTGGACTTGCTGCCGCTACCGATGACTGGAGTGCCGCCACCGCCGCGAGAAACTGGTGTTGAGATACCACCACCGCCAATTCTGGGTTCAGATAATCTCTTACCACCATCTTCAGCATCTTTTCTAGCGGCCTCTGGGTCTTTCTCTGGATGCTCGTCTTCGTCTTCGTCTTCCTTTTTCATCTTCTTGTAACCCTCATCGGCCTTTACTGCCTTTGAGACTTCCTTGCGACGGTTCTTCAGATATCTGTCTGAATCATCTACGTCACCATCGTTGTCTACATCATCGTCTTCTTTACCAACGGGGTCCATTTTCTTTCCTTCATCGAAAAGAGAAGCGGCCATATCTGCTTTCTTGGCAGCGAGTTGATTTTCTGCTTCAGTGTATAGAAGAGAAAATGCTTCTTCTTTGGCCTGAACCAAGTTTCCATCGACGATGGATTGAATGAGTTTTCTTGTATCGGACATAATTGTTTTCCTTTTTCTTTAAATCAAAAGATAGATTAGAGTTATTCCGCCATATGTATAAAACTGAGGGCCTTTACCGTACTATCTTTTTGGCCAATGGTTTCTGTTTTTCCTTGCTTCAAACTTCGGTTTAGTACCAATTTTACTGTCACCCAAATCGTTACTCGGGTCGAATGGGTCAATAAGATTCATGCGTGCATTTGCCATTGTTATGTCACTGGTACATGGGTCAAAACTTGCTGTGCCGATGTCGGGGTTCCCAGTTCCGCCGATGTCTGCTCCGACGGTCTCTACTCTATACGAAGCACGACGTTGCCACCACGAGGCGGTGTAGTGTGGTTTTGATTTATTGTCTGGGTTCCACGAACGGCCTCCGCCTCCATCAGCAAAGTCAGAACAACTTGCATCTGGACACTGATACCCTGGCGGGGGGTCACCAAAACTCGTCTCACACGCGCCGCCGGCACCGCCAGAAGACGGTAAGGACGATTCGCATTCTTCACTACTACCACCACCTGTATACGACCATTGACCGGCCGGTGCTTCGACATCAGCGCCAGAAAGATACTTCAGTACGTTTGTATTGTGTCTCTTCAGCAACGAAATAACAAATGGATTTTCAAACGGAACATTATCCATATCGCCAGATTCTAATCTTTCTGCATAATAATCCACGGCGATTTTTTTACCGCCTTCGATTCGATTAACAATACGTCCCTTTTTGTCCGTAATGGTGTCCCAACGGTCTCTGTGTCCAATTGGTTTGTGGATATTAAAAATTGTTCGAGTGCGACTTCTACTGTCAAAGACATGTTCCAACACCCGAGCATCTTTTGCCTTCTTTAGCATATATGCATTTCTACCACCATTGGGATTCTGTGTCAGATATTCTGTACCCGTTAGTGGAATAGCGTCAACACATTCTGGCTCTTCGGCAGCACCCGACGTTGGCGAGTAGCCGTAACCAGCGTCAGCCATTTCAGGCTCACCAATTCGATAATGACGAGGTACACTAACTTTCCACCATTTTTTGGATGCAAGTAGTTTCTTTTTATCGAATCCGCGAGCATCTGAGTTAAATCCTGTACCCTGAAGTATAGCATCTAGAATTGATGATTCTTGATTCTGAAAATCACCGCAGGCGCCCGACGAACCACTACTACTTGATGGTGGGTCTTCAGCACAACCGCCACCAGAACCGCCTGGTGGGTCTGAACCGCCTCCGCCTGGACCGCCTGGTGGGTCTGAACCGCCTGGTGGTGGGAGTGTACTTACTGGTGGCTCAGGGTCGTAACTGTCTGCACCACTCGGTGGATAGTAACTGTCTTCGCCGCTTGGAGGATAGAAACTATCTTCACCACTCGGTGGATAGTAACTGTCTTCACCACTCGGTGGATAGAAACTGTCTATACCACTCGGTGGATATTCACCAGTGGTAGGCGGTGGAGGTGGAGGTGGAGGAGGCGGTGGTGGTGGAGG